CGGCCTCTTGGGCACTTAGCGAGTTGCCCCCGGTGCTTGACCAAGATCCAATGCCGTAGGGCGGGTCAGTGATGCATGCGTCAACTCTGGAAAGGGTCTGTAGAACCTCCATGCAGTCGCCCAAATAAAGCGTCGCATTACCTATCTTTACTGGATTCATTGCGCATCGCCTCCGTCAGCAAGCTGGGCAATTCGCGCCACTCCGGTAGTTCTTTCGCCAGTTCCTGAACTCGCTGCCATGCGTAAGCTTTGAATCCCGGCACCCGCGCAAGCGGCCACCTGGTCGCGCACAGCCTTGAGGGCGCCTTGCAAGTTGTCCTTGTCCAAACCTTTTGCGCTGGGCGATACCCGGCCAAGGTTGACTGTTACCGGGCCTGCTGGCGCTTTGTGTGTGTTCAGCACCAAGCCAACAGCCAAGCGCTCAGCCTTCACTTTGCGTGCGCGCTGCATGAAATGCATGCGGTCATTCAGGCCGCGGCCGGTGCGTAGTGGGATTGATAGCTTTAGGGTCATTTGCTACCCCGAATAGCCAGCATTTCAGCCTGCAATGCTTGAGCGCCAGCCAGGCCGCGCCGTTTCTTGATTGATTCAAACAAGTCTTGCATCATCAAAAATCCTTCTTTCTGATTCCGTGGGCCTTTCGCCCGAATCCTTTGCAACCATTCCCGCGCTTCACACTCCAGCATCCAATCGGGGCATGTGTTGCAAACCACAATTCCAGTTCTGAGGGTTGCTATCTGTTCTGTAGCAACTTGCTCGCATCCTGAACATCCTTCTTTGGCCTTATCTACCGTCATCACTACCGTTGTCTTTCAGTTAATTCTTTTGGTGGACGGACCTAGCCATTCCTGGAAGATCCTTCACTTGTGCAATTCCCATGGAGCCACAAGACCCGCCAGTCGTTCGATGCAAGGGCACTAGCTTCGCCACCCTTTCTCCTGTTTCAGCACCTATCCAACAGTAGGAGACTCACCCTGCGCCGCTGCCGTTAAACCAATACCAACCAGCGCAGTGATGTGCTGCTTACGCAGCGATAGGCATTCGCCTGACCTCCATCAGTTTTAGGCAAACAGCCATCAGCCCGCGCTTCATGTGCAAGTCATTGGCATCCATGCCAACTTCATCAGCCATGCACCAAGGAAAATTTGTTTGCTCTGCACAGCGTTGCCCAGTGCCTGATGCATCGTTGTCAGCAAAGACAAAACCACGCTTGACCTGGGGGGCGATATGCACCATGTTTCCAGCGCTAAAGCAAACCAGCACAGAAGCCCGTAAACCCACACTGCGCAGCGCAGCCAGCACAGATAGACCAGTTGCATAGCCTTCGACCAGAAATGTCTCTGGCGCTGTTTTGTCGCCCATGCGGAAGATTGCACCCTTGGCCTTCATGCCTGGGTTCATCTTCTTTTGGTATTTGCGATCCGCTTCAATCCACTGAATCATCTGGACACCCTGCAAAGCATTTGTCAGCAGATTGCGCATAGGTATCAGCAAGACGCCATCCTTGGACACTAGTCCTTGGGCATCCTTAAAGCCCTTAATCGTCAGATATGAGTGCTCTCCTGGGGTTGCCTCGCGCAACATCACTGCGGCCCGTTCAGCGCCTTTCAAGTACTCGCGCTCTTGATTGACTTGCCCAGCTTGGCGCTTGGCCTTCCATGCGGCTTTCTCAGCATCAGTCCATGGCTTTGCGTTCTTGTCCTCGAACCATTGCACCTTGGCTTCTTGCGACCAGTTGAAAACCCAGCCGCGCTCTCCATCCCAAAAGTAAGCGCCAGCCGTGCCGCTTGGCTTGTCGGTAGTGCCGCACCGCTTAATCTTCTCGCTTGGATACAAGCGGGATGGATCAATCTCAATGCCGTGTGCTCTAGCAAAGTCAATAAAATTCATGCGCCCCTCGCTTTGGCGTAGGCCATGTTCAAACTTTGAATCTTGTTACGCACGTTGCGCGTAATCTCAGCGTTTGGCGTGTCGTGAAAACGATAGCCAACAGGTGGCGTCTTGCCAGTAATCTTTTGGTACAGATGCCACGCGCGGCCAGCTTGCTTATCGGGTGAACTGTGCGCGCGCGCATAGGTGCACAACTGCTCCCACAAATGGCGGTGATCATCTGCAAGCTTCTTCTTGCCAATCATCACCTCTTGCATTTCACCGGGCACAGCTTCGACCAGGGCGGTATCCTGCTTTTCAAACCCGCATGACATGCAGCGCTTGTGAAAAGGCTTGTAGCCACATGAAGGGCATCCCTTCAATTCCTTTTCCTCGTCGTCCCGGCGGATCTTCTTGTCCAGCTTTTCACCCATGTCCAAGGCGTCCAGTCCGTCAAAAAATATCGTGCTGTAGTCCTCGGCAAAGCGCTGGATGTTCCCGGAGTGGTCAAGCAGCAAGCAATCGACCTTTCCAGTCTCGGGACTTGACCGTAGGCCTCGGCCCCACATCTGAATTGCGGTAGAGAGTGACTTGCGAAGCGGGCGGCAATCGACCACACATCCCACGTCAGGCACATCAAAGCCTTTAGCCAAAGCTTCCACGCTGATCAAGACTCTCAGTGTTGAATCGCGCTTGCTGTATTCCTTCAAAAGAAGTTCGCGCTCTGGTGCAGTTGTCTCGCTTGTGAAGACCGCGGCCATCACTCCGGCGTCCAGGAACTGTTTAGCCATTTCCTGGCAGTGCTTGATCGTTGCGCCGAAAACAATCGTCTTGCGGTTCTCTCCGAACTTGATCCACTCGGTGACGACATCGCCAATGATTTCCATGCCACGGGCTTCGGCTGCGGCATCGGTCCATTCCCCGCCAGCCGTAGCAGCCCCGGTCATATCTGCACGCTTGCATGAAAAAACACGCATCGGCACCAGCACACCTGATTTAGTCAGTTCGTGCATTGTGGTTGCATTGATCAAATTACTAAACAACTTGCCAAGCCCTGCACTGAATGGGGTTGCAGATAGCCCAATGCAAGCGGCTTTTGTTTGCATGATGAAGTCGGTCCACACCTTCAATTGGGTATGCGCTTCATCAATAATGATCACATCCGACTGAGGCCAGTATTCACGCTTTGCAAGAGTCTGGGCACTGGCTATTTGCAGCAGCATGTCTGTATTTCTGCGCCAGTGGTTTGCTTGAACAATCCCATGTGCTGCAAGCCCATAGCCATCAGCAGCTTTGCTAGTCTGGTTTATCAGCGTAGTACGGTCACAAACAAAAGTCGCACGCTTACCCTTCAATAGGGCTTCATGCGCAATACGCAAGCCAAGATACGACTTACCTGCGCCCGTTGGTGCCATGATCAACTGGTTCTTGTGCCCTTCTTTGAAGCCTTGGCGAAGCGCTTCATGCGCAGTCACTTGGAACGGCCTGGGCGTGGGGAATGTTGCGCTCGCATAGTTCGGCGCATCATCCTGAAACAGTCGTGACATGACGGCGCTCATTACGCTGCCACCCGCTGTGCGCGTTCCATTGCTGCGATCTGCCTGTCGCGCTTTTTGACCAAAGCAATAGCCTCATTGCATTTGTTCATGTAGCCATCTCGGCTAATGCGCATTTGCGCTAATTCGGCATTCAAGCGCTTGATTTCTGCGTAAGCGGTGGCTAGCTTGTCATCAGAATCCAGAAGCTTCTCAATTGCTTCGCGGTCTGCCTGCTCAGCCATTGCAAGCGATGCCATTTCATCGGCATCTGGAGCGCCATCGTCTTCCGGTGCAATTTCTGGAGCCGCCTTTGGAGACACTTGCTCATGTGCTTTTGGTAGGCTGATTTCGCCGTGAGCAACACGCTTGGCCAAATCTGGGTCAACCTTGGCCACCTTATCGGCCATGCGTTGGGTCTTATCACTTGCGCCGGACTGCGCTTGACGTGATGCTACGGTATCTAATCCGGTAACGTTACCGGATTTGGGTTTCCCGACTGTTTGTGCTGTCGCCCAATCCTGTGCACTGGCAACGATTGCCGCTTGCTGACCTGAACTCATGTGGCGGCGATGCAGATTTGCCGAAAGAACAAAAGCAACAACACTCGATCCATCAAAGGCAGTTGTCAATGGCTCAATACCAAGATCAAGACAGGCGCGGTAACGGTTCCCACCATCAAGAATCATCCCGTTATGGATGACGATTGGTTGATTCAATCCATTGGTTGAAATGTCAAACTTCAGCGCTTCAAATTCAGCCCCAGACATACGGGGGAACAGAGTGCAAAGGGGGTGCAGTTCGTAGGTCATTTTCCGTGTGCAGGTTTGTGTTGGTCGTATGAATCAATCCACTTGGCGCTAGACCAAGAGCGATGAATCAGCAGGTACTTGATGAAGCGGATAACTCGCATTAGCCAGCCACCTTTGCGCGGTCCTTGTCGCCCTGCTCCAGAAAGAAACAGCCTTCAGGATCGGCCTTGCGCGCCTTGATGGCGGCATACATCAGGTCTTTCCAGTAATGGGCGTCTTCGCGTTGGTTTTGAGCCATTGCGATTTCCATGTTCACGCCGTACAGCACAGCTTCAGCAGCCCGGCGCTTGTCGATCAGTTGAGACAGATAGCTCATTTCGCCCTCTTGATGGAGTTGGTACGGGCAGACTCAGCAGGGGTAGCAATGGCCACGCTGAACTTGCTGGGCTTTGGCGTCAGGTCGTTGCAGTGATTGGCCTTGGATGCCCATTTGCCCGTGAATCTGGGATCAGTGGCAAAGATGCTTGGCCGTGGGTCATCGCGGTAGCGGAATGGGGATGTGATGGGCTGTGTCATTTGCCCACCCGTTGGATAAAGTCCGCATTCAGACCTTGCTGCTCCATCAAAGATCGTTGATGCTTCGCTACAAGTTCAGGGAGGGTTTCACCATGCACATAGAGATAAATCTGGTTGAGATGGTCTTGCATTCAGGCCACCTCTTTCTGCTTGCCAACTGGAACCAAATCATCAAATGAAACTTCGGATTTGGTGAAGTCAACAATCAACCGGTACCAACTAGGCGGAATACGCATACCGCCATTGGCCGCAAGCGACACAGCAGCAGGCGTTACATGAAGATGTGCAGCAAGAGCGGCCTGCCGTCCGTCTTCCATTTCGCACCAAGATTTGAGGTTCATTCAAATAGTTTAGCAAACGCTTGTCTGTTTATCAAGCATTTACTAATTTATTTTTCGATACCCTAACGCCATGACTGAAGATGAAGTTCAATGCGAGCGCCGTAAAAGACTTGCTGGATGGGTGTCGGAGCATGGCGGGCAAGCACTGTGTGCCATAAGCGCGGATTGCCGAAAGCCACAGAAAGCTACATTTCTCAAATACTTGGCGGGTATAGCTTTGGCGCAAGAGCTGCGCGAAATATGGAGGCGAAGCTTGGAATGCCCGGAGGATTCCTTGAACCAACCTACGCCTTCAGGAAATACCAACCGCCCACCGAGGCGGTTTTCTTTCGCCTGCATTGTCTGATATTCGATGATTCGACGCAATCTGCTGTTTTCGGACAAGTTGAAAAATAAATCAAGCTTAGTTTAGTTTTTGCTTGACTGCAAAACAAGCGTTTGCTAAAGTCACTCCCAAGCCACCAAACAGGCTAGGAGCGATAAATGAGCAAGGTACAGATCAAGAGCAGATACGACTCACACGTCGTTGTCTATGAGTGCGAAGCGCCAGAAGGCACTAAAAACGCAATGAGATTTGCGCTTGAAAAAGCGGTGTTAGAGAAGGCCAACCTGAGCGATGCCTACCTGAGCGATGCCAACCTGAGCGGTGCCAACCTGGGCGGTGCCAACCTGGGCGATGCCAACCTGAGCGGTGCCAACCTGGGCGGTGCCAACCTGAGCGATGCCAACCTGAGCGGTGCCAACCTGGGCGGTGCCAACCTGAGCGATGCCAACCTGGGCGGTGCCAACCTGAGCGGTGCCTACCTGGGCGGTGCCAACCTGAGCGGTGCCAACCTGAGCGGTGCCAACCTGGGCGGTGCCAACCTGAGCGGTGCCTACCTGCGCGGTGCCTACCTGAGCGATGCTAATACCAATCTCATAGGTGATCGCCCATATTTCAGCATTGGCCCTGTTGGATCACGTTCAGACAACTTGACTTTGTGGATTACCGAAAAAGGCCCGCTGTTAAAAACAGGCTGCTTTGGCCCTGACACATTTGAAGCGTTTCGCTCAAATCTTGAGCGTGAACATCCAGTCGGAAGTACCCATAGAAAAGAGTACGAAGCCGCCATATTGATGTGTGAAGCACATGCCGCCTTGTGGACACCTAAATCGGTGGAGGCTTGACCATGCAAACCCTCTCACACAGCCAAGCCCATGCGCTGGGCGATCTTGCAAGCGTAGGCGCTACAGCCGGGCGCATTGCGCGAATTAACGAACAGCGAGCAATTTCCGCAAGCGAAAAAGGCTTGTTTGATGGCAGCTTGAAGGCCATTGAAAGCGTGACACCGACGCCTGAGCGCGTTGCAAAGTGGATTGCCACCATCAATAAGGTTATGGAGGCAGACGGGCGCTACGCCATTGGCCATGGCCACTATGCAATGCGCCTTGCACTTCTTGAATGCGAGTGCCGTCTTGATGCTGAAGTGCATCCTGATCTTGATGACTTGGCTTCACTGGCGCGGGGTGTCGCATGAAAACCATCACGATGAAGATGTGGGTTACGCCCGCTATCTCAGCCGATTACGAGGATCGCAATACAAACTCAATTGACGGGCTCACATACAACATGTACGGGTTTAAAACACCCGGTGCAATTGCTGAGTGCGAAGTGACTTTCAAGTTGCCGGACGGATTTGATCCAGTGAGCCAAGCCGTCAAGGAACTTGAAGCGAAACGGAAAACGTTGCGCGCTCAATTCCAAATGGCAGTCAATGAAATCAATGACCGCATCAGCAAGTTGCAGGCTCTGACGAACGAGGTGGAAGCATGAGCACAAAAGACACAGGCGGGCCAGCCTTCCCGGCCACTGAAGAGCACGGCCTTAACTCAGGCATGCCAGGAATGACATTGCGCGACTACTTTGCAGCAAAGGCGTTAAACGGCCTGCTTTCTGCTGGCGGTGGCATATCAGCACAGCCAGCAGAGTGGGCGCATGGGGCGTATCGAATGGCCGACGCCATGCTGGAGGCTCGCAAATCATGAAAACCATCGCAATATGGATCGGCTGCGCAGCAATATATATCGTCTGGGGTGGCGCTGCCCATCGTTTCGACCAAGAGCGCGAAGCGATTGAAGCGCGTGATGCTGCAATGGCTGCAAACGCCACAAAGAACGCAGCAGCTTATGCGCTGTGTAAGTCTGAAAACGCTACGCCTATTTGGAATGCTCATTCTGAAGTGGATTGCCTGACAACCAAAGGCCACCGGGCATCACGTCAAGTTGTGGCGGTGAATCCATGAAACAGCGCCCAATCCTTTTTAGCGGTCCAATGGTCAGCGCTTTGCTCGATGGCAGCAAGACGCAGACGCGGCGGGTCGGAAAAATTCAAAGCCCAGATTTTGTCGGACTAAAAGCCGAGGCGGTAACACACGCGACGCTCGGGTGTCAAATCCAAGCAACCCACGACGCATTTCCTGGGCGCGGAACCGCCCGGCACGCGATTTGTGCATGCCCCTACGGCAAGCCCGGCGATCAGCTTTGGGTGCGCGAGACGTGGCAAGGACCATTGCTCGAAGAATATGAAGTGGATGCCGATGCTGATTGGCAATCGGCAAACCGAATCCACCAATATCAAAATCCAGCACATTGCGCCTTTGCTGCTGACGGTGGATCACCGCCTGAATTTATTGATTCTGACGGTGTTATACGTCATTCCGTAGAGCCTGAATTTAATCATATGTCTCTTAAGACTCCAATTGGTAAACGTTGGCTGATGAAATATATGACTGATGTTTATCCACGGGATTATGTTGTTGTTAATGGTGTTAAGACTAAGCCGCCTGCCTATTATGATGAGATATTTAAGGGTATCGATCCCTTGATGTTTGATGAGCTTCGCGCTATGCGGGAGTTGGATGCGGAGTTGGTTATGGTGGATAACTCTTATGATCGTTTGTTGGTTAAGGAGCAAGTAGCTAAGGCTGCTGGTTCGTTTTTAAGGAGAAGTTTGTAATGAAGATGATGCACAAAAATCGCTCTGTGGACCCCCATAAGTTTGCGATGATTCCTTCGGCGGACGTTCCGCGCGCTTCGTTTGATCGTCAATGGACGTATAAGACTACGTTTGATGGCGGTTATTTGGTGCCGTTTATGCTTGATGAGGTTTTGCCCGGCGATAGTTTTAAAT